ATAGAAGCATATGTCAATACTTATGATGGATATGGTGGAGCAGGAGATATACTAACAAAATTTGGAATGAGTTTGAGAGATGAATTATTAATTACCATATCTAAAGAAAGATTTGAAGATTTTATTGCTTCATTTTTAACATCTGAACAAATAAATGAATCTGAAGATGTAATTAATGTTGCAAATAGACCAAGAGAAGGTGATTTAATTTATTTCCCATTAGGACAGAGAATATTTGAGGTTAAATTTGTTGAGCATGAAAAACCATTTTATCAACTTGGAAAAACTTATGTCTATGAGTTAAAATGTGAACTATTTGAGTATGAAGATGAGATGGGTGGTTGGGATAACACGAACACAACAACAGAAGAAGTAGATTCTGTTTTAGTCAATCAAGGTTATATCATTGAGTTGCAAATGTTCCCTTCAGGTACTCAAGCAACAGCAACTTCAACTGTTGGAACGGGTTATATTAGAAAGATATTCTTAAATAATGATGGTTCAGGATATACTAGTACCCCAACAGTTTCAATTAGTACTGCACCATCTGGAGGAACAGATGCTTCCGCAGTGGCAATTACAACAACTAGAAATGGTATTACTTCAATTGAAGAAATCTTATTGATTAATGCTGGTACTGGATATACTGAAGCACCAACAATTACAATTAGTGGTGGTGGAGGAGCAGGAGCAGCAGCAACTTGTGGAATAGTTACAAACCGTAAGGGTGTTGTTTCAATTAATGTGACTAATGGTGGAGTTGGATATTCTACGGTTCCAAATGTTTATATTTCTTACCCATCTCTATCTCCAAACTTACCAGCTTCTGCAAAGGCAGTAGTAAGTGCTGCTGGAACAATTAGTGCAATTAGAATTACTAATGCTGGAGAGGGATTCTTCTCTGCACCATCAGTTACTGTTGGTTCTGCAGCAACAGTTGGTGTCGGTACTTATTGGTTAAATGAAGTAGTCACTGGATCTATTTCTGGCGCTACAGCAAGAGTTAAAACTTGGGATAAAGATACTAGTATCCTTAAAGTTGGTATCACAAATGGAGACTTTAAACCTGGAGATATAATTCTTGGGTCATCTTCTAGTGCTAGATATAGTCTTTCACGTATAACAACAGCTAAGTTTAGTGATAAATACGAACAAAACGATGAAATTGAAGAAGCTGCTGATCTTCTTATAGATTTTTCTGAATCAAATCCATTCGGTAATTACTAATGCTAGGAACATACTATTATCACGAAATTATACGAAAGACTATCATAGCTTTCGGAACCTTATTTAATCAAATTTATATAAAACATAAGGATGGTGATGGTGACCCATATTCGGAAATGCGTGTTCCATTAGCATATGGTCCAACTCAAAAGTTTTTGGCTAGACTTGAGCAGCAAGCAAGTTTAAATAAACCTGTTCAAATTACATTACCTAGAATGTCATTTGAAATGACATCGATTGAATATGATGCATCCAGAAAATCTGGTTTAACTCAGACTTTTAAAGCAGTTGATGATGGTGGAAATATGAAAAGGGCTTTTATGCCAGTTCCATATAACATTGGATTTGAATTAAGTATTTTATGTAAATTAAATGATGATGCTCTTCAAATAGTAGAGCAAATTCTTCCTTATTTCCAACCAGCATTCAATATGACAATCGATTTGGTTGATTCTATCGGTGAAAAAAGAGACATACCTGTAGTTTTAAATAGTGTAGCATTTCAGGATGATTATGAAGGAGATTTTTCAACAAGAAGAGCATTAATTTATACATTACAATTCACAGCAAAGACTTATCTGTTTGGTCCTATTGCAGACAATCCAGAGGGTCTTATTCGTAAGGTTATTGTCGATACATATACTAATACGGATAGAACTACTGCTAAGAGAGAAATGAGATATACTGTTGTTCCAGATCCAATTAATGCAGAACCAGATGATGACTTCGGATTTAATGAAACTTGGGAATATCTAGGAGATTCTAAGTCTTACAGTCCTACACAACAAACTGATCTTTAATATAAAATTATGCCAAATTATGATGAACTGGATAAAGCTCTGAACATAGAGAGTTCTATAGTAGAGGTTGAAAATACCACTACAGAAATACAAAAGAGTATTCCTGATAATAAGGATAATGACATTAAAAAAGATTATGAATATACTCGTGCAAATTTGTATTCCTTAATTGAAAAAGGTCAAGAAGCAATTAATGGAATTATGGAACTTGCTGGAGAATCAGATTCTCCAAGAGCCTATGAAGTTGCCGGTCAGTTAATTAAAAGTGTTGGTGATGTAACAGATAAATTGATTGATTTACAAAAGAAACTTAAAGATGTTGAAGAAGATAATGTAAAAACAACCAACAATGTTACTAATAATGCAGTATTTGTTGGTTCAACTTCAGAACTTTCTAAACTACTCAAACAAGGTTTTCTAAATAATAAAGAGTAATATAACATTTTAATGAGTTGGTCTAACAAGTACAAAAGATCAATTGATTGTGATAATCCACATGGATTTTCACAAAAAGCACATTGTGCCGCTCGTAAAAAAAGACAAAAAGGTGAAGAAACTAAATCTAAATCACCATTTAATGAAATGCACGAAGTAAAGTCCCATAAAACAGTTGAGCAGATTGCAAAGAAGCATCGTCTTGATGTTTCTTTTATTCAGAAGCAACTGGAGATGGGAATTCCTATTGAACACGAACATACTAGAGATAAAGATTTAGCAACTGATATTGCTCTTCAACATCTTGATGAAATTCCAGATTATTATACTCGTCTGAAAAAAATGGAATCTGATGCTAAAAAGCATCATAAGAAATTTAAAGATGTGAAAGAAGAAAGAGATGGTAAATCTGCAAAAGATCCAGACTACTCTTTAAGAGATTGGTTTAAAGGTGGTGGTTGGGTTCAAGCAGGGGGTAAATATGATGGAAAACCTTGCGCTAAACAACCAGGTCAAACTACAAAACCATTTTGCCGCGATCCTGATGATCGTGCGGCAATGAGTAAAAAAGAAAGAAATAGAAGAGCAGCAAAAAAACGTAGAGAAGATCCAAATCCCAATAGAAAAGGTAAAGCAAAAATGGTTAGTGCTTCATACGAACCACAAGAAAATATGATAGAAGAAAATTGCCCAATATGCAATTTAAATCCTTGCCAGTGTTTAGAAGGCACTATTCAAGAAAAAAAAGATGCTTGCTACCATAAGGTAAAATCGAGATATGATGTTTGGCCAAGTGCATATGCATCTGGAGCACTTGTCAAATGCCGTAAAGTTGGTGCTGCAAATTGGGGAACAAAATCAGAAGCAGTAGAAATGGTTAGGTATTGTCCAAAGTGTCAAAAAGATGAAACACGTGATGAGTGCAAGTATGGTCCAAAGTTTTGGGATATGTTCTCAACTCCAGTTCGTTTAACTTCAAATCAAATGAAGTATAATATTGCAACGGTTCATCCAGCAAACGAAGAAAAGCAATATAAAGATCAAGAGCATTCAATGGCTCGTTCCGAACTCTCCACTGCTATTGATGCAATCAGAAGACTTCAAAAGAGAATGAAGGGTGAGGGAAATATTGAAGCTTGGGTTCAATCTAAAATTACAAAAGCGGCAGATTATTTAGATACTGCTGCAGATTATTTGGATAGTGGAGAATCCGATGTCGATGAATCTGTGACTATTCAAGATTCTGAAGGAAATAATTATGTAGAATTTATCGATATCATAAAACCAGAACCTTTACAACCCTCTAAAGGATTAGGAAGTAAAATTACATTTAAAGAAGAAAACTATTCCAATTGGAGAGAAGAACTATCAGAAGATTGGCAAAAAGTTAATCGCCAAGATAAGACCGATGGTTTAAGTCAGAAAGCAGTTGATGCTTATCGTAGAGAGCATCCTGGTTCAAAACTTCAGACTGCAGTAACTGAGAAGAAACCAAAAGGCAAAAGAGCAAAGCGTCGTGCTAACTTCTGCCGTCGTATGAAGGGTATGAAGTCCAAACTGACTTCTGCAAAAACTGCAAGAGACCCAGATTCAAGAATCAACAAAGCACTACGTCGTTGGAACTGTAACTAAAATGAAATCTTTTCAACAGTTTATTTCAGAAAGTATCACCATTAATGGTGATTTCAATGGAACTCTAAATGTAGGTTCCTCTCAACCAGAACAAGCAACCGAGTCTTTCTTCGCTGATGTTGTTTGGGAAGGAAAGATGTATCGTCTAGAAGTAGAAGGTAAGATACTTTCCAAGAACGAACTTGCAGAACAAATTCAAGGAGAATATCCTGGAGCAATCGTTCATAACGTTTATCCTAATCAGGTAAATAGTTCAATAATTAAAAACGCACAAAGATATCAACCAGAAAGATTGTCTTGGGGTCAGTGATTTATGGCACAATTTAATAAAAGTACTCAAGATTTTTTAAATCAAGAGAGAACTCTTTTTGAAGTAAATATGATCGCCAATAAAAATGGCGAAGTCGTTACTGTAGATAACCCATTTCCAGTATCTCTAGGAAGTTCTAGTATTACTATTAATGGTGATATTACTATTCCTGGAATAGTAACGGTTACAAGTACTCCAGATAATCCAATTCATTCCCACGTAGTTGAAGTTGGAACTAGTGGAACAATAACAACACCATATCTACCTATTGGCATTTCATCATCCCTCAATACAGTAACAATAGGAAATACAGTTTCTATATCTAATACTTCATTTTATATTTTAAATCCAGTTACTTCCGTAACAGTAGGTGGAACAGTTTCAATAGGAAATACAGTTACTGTTCAAGGAACAGTGGGTATTGGAACAACTGGACAGGTATCAATCAATCTCAATAATTCACCAGTAAGCACAAGTAATCCATTTCCAGTTACAGGAACACTTGGAATTTCCACAACATCAGTAGTATCAGTTACTTTACCTCCAACAGCAACTGATGCATTTGGTAGGCAAAGAGTGTCTACAC